GATTAGTTGGTTTATCAACCGCACCAGAGATTTATAGGACTCGTGGTTTAGTTTAGAGATAAATAAAAAAAAGTATTTTCACACAATGCCTGCGATTATATCTGATCAATTTAGAGTTATGAATGCTGAGACTTTCACTAAAAGTCTTGTTGCAGTTGGAAACACCAATAATACATATTATACTTTTATTGGACAACCAAACGCTCTAAATCCACAAGCAAATGGAATTGCCGAGTGGGGAGCAAATCCCCCACCACCACTTGATGGTTTTGAAGAAGAAAATAAAATAAAAGAAACCATCATATCAATGAAAAAGGTGACTCAGAGTGATGTGAGAAGAATGATTAGAAAGGTTGTCTGGGAATCTGGTTCAAGCTATGAGATGTATAGGCACGATTATTCAATCTATAATTTATCACCAATTACAAACTCTTCTTCATTGTATGATGCTAATTATTATGTAATTAATGAAGATTTGAGGGTTTATATTTGTTTACAAAATGGAGCAAATCCAGAAAATTCTAGAGGTAGGCCATCTGTAGATCAACCAACTTTTGTTGATTTGGAACCAAGACCAGCAGGAACTAGTGGAGATGGATATATTTGGAAATATCTTTATACAATTAAACCATCAGAAATTGTAAAATTTGATTCTATTGAGTTTATTCCAGTTCCAGAAGATTGGGGAACAGTCGGAGAGAGTATATCAACAAAAAATAATGCAATTGATGGAAAAATAGAAATCATTAATATCAAAAATAGAGGTTCTGGGTATAGTCCAATTTCTCAAACTTTTACAAATATTCCTATTCTTGGAGATGGGACTGGAGGAAAGGCAACAATTACGGTAGATTCTTTTGGGAAAGTTTCTGATATTTTTGTGAGTGATGGTGGAACTGGATACACAAAAGGTATAATCAAATTTGAACCAGGAGCACCTTCAATAACACAAAATTTAAGTAATACTGGAACAAATGCTACATTTGAAGTTATTGTTCCACCAAAAGGTGGTCACGGATATGATATTTATAGAGAGTTGGGTGCATATAGGGCATTAGTTTATTCAAGATTTTCTACAGATTCTACAAATCCAGATACAATTATAGGAAATGATTTTGCTAGAATTGGAATTATAAAAAATCCAACTAAAAGTGGAAGTGCTGTAGAAAAATTAGAAACTGCCGAAGTAAGTGCGATGAAAGCATTGAAATTGACTGGTTCAGCAACTAGTACAACAACTTATGCAGTAGATTCAGTAATTACTCAACAAGTAAGTACTGGAGTTACTGCAATAGGTTTTGTTGCTGCTTGGGATAATGTCACAGGAGTTTTGAAATACTATCAACCTGTAGGACTAGCAACTGAGGGTGTTGGATATAACATAAATCAATTCACATCTTCTCCTGGTTCTGGTGGAAGTTTAACAATTGTTGGATCTTCAATGAATGGTTCTTCATTAACAATTGATAGTGGATTTACTGGATTAAGTACAGTAATAAATAATACTACATACCAATTGGGAAGTTATTTTACGTCTGGCATTTCATCGTCTGAATATAATAATAAATCCGGTGAAATTATATACATTGACAATAGATTCCCTGTACCAAGATCAAAAAGCCAAAAAGAAGATATTAAAATCGTCCTGGAGTTTTAAGTAAAATGCCACAAAATACAAATTTAAATGTATCCCCATATTTTGATGATTTTTCTGATCAGAAAGGATATCAGAAAGTATTATTTAAACCAGGAACTCCAATACAATCAAGAGAATTAACAACACTCCAAAGTATTTTACAAAATCAAATTGAAAAGTTTGGAAAACACTTCTTTAAAGAAGGCTCAATGGTAATACCTGGACAAATTGGTTACGATGATCAGTATTATTCTGTTCAAATTGATGAGTCTCATTTAGGTATTCCTGTTTCTTCGTATATAGAAAAATTTGTAGGAAAAAGTATCCAAGGAGAAACTAGTGGTGTTACAGCAGTAGTAGAAAACTATATTACCAATGAACAATCCGAACGAGGAAATTATACACTTTATATAAAGTACAAAAATTCAAGTAGTAGTAATTTTACTACAAGATCTTTTATTGATGGTGAAAATTTAATTTCTCTAGAAGATGTAGATTATACATTATCTACAATTCAAAGAAACACATCATTTGCAACTGCAATTATATCAAATTCTACTTCTATTGGATCTGCGGCAAAAATAGAGGAAGGGGTTTATTTCATTAGAGGATTTTTTTTAACGGTATCCAAACAAACAACAATACTGGATCAATATGAAAATAGTCCTTCATACCGTGTAGGTCTTTTCATTGATGAAGAAATTGCAGTGGCCTCAAATAATTATAGTGATTTATTTGATAATGCTCAAGGATTTTCTAATTATTCGGCACCTGGTGCAGATAGATTGAAAATATCATTATCTTTAATCAAAAAACCACTTGATGATTTTAATGATGAAAATTTTGTTGAATTGATGAGATTGGATTCTGGTGTATTGGTTAAATTTGTAAACAATTCTGATTATAATTTATTAAAAAATGAATTTGCCAGAAGAACATATGATGAATCTGGAGATTATTATATCAAACCATTTAATGTTTTTCTGAAAGATTCATTGAATGATAAAGTAGGAAATAGTGGAATATATTCGGAAAAACAAAAAACATCTCAGGGAAATGTTCCATCTGATGATTTAGCTTGTTTGTCTATAAGTCCAGGAAAAGCATATGTTAGGGGTTATGAAATAGAAACAATAAGTAATATTAGTGTTGATGTAGAAAAACCAAGAACAACTGAAAAAGTTTTTAATTCATCAATTCCATTTAATGTTGGCAGAAAAATTATAGTTAATAATGTTTTTGGAACAATTCCAGTGGGATTTGGAACAACATCTCAGGCTTCTCTTTATGGTGATAGAACATCAACAGTCGGAGTATCTTCTGGAACTAAAATTGGAATAGCAAGAGTTTATGATTTTAAACTCAAAAATGCTGAATATTCTAATGCTTCTACTCAATTTGAACTTTTTCTTTATGACGTTCAAACATACACAAAATTGACTTTAAATTCCACAATAACTTCTTTAAGTACTCCAGCATTTATAGAAGGAAAGAGTAGTGGTGCTTCTGGATATTTAGTAAGTGCTGTTTCAAATTCTTCAGAATTGGTTTTATATCAGGTATCTGGTTCTTTCATTTCAAATGAACAACTCAAATCCAATGGAGAGGATTTAAATAGAAATGTATCTAGTTTAATTGATTATAATCTATCAGATGTACATCAAATTACTGCCAATGAATCGGCAGGAATAGGAACATTCACTGCAGATCCACTTCTTTCAGTTCAAACTCTTTTAGCACCATCTGGAACACAATTTTCCATCAGTTCTAGTGGCACTGTAACTTCCGGACAAGAAAACTTTTATGTGGGAATAAAGGTAGGTGATGTTGTTTCTTACACAAAACAAGGGGATATTGTCCCAACTTATAATAAAGTTTCCGCAATAAGTACCTCTGGAAAAAATATAACAATTATACCAACAACATCAGTCTCTGGCATTTGTAGTGGCACTTTACCTGCAAGTAATATTGCAGTTAATGACTTTAAAAAAGTTTCATTAGAGGTTTTAAATAATCAAAATGCATTTTTGTACTCTAAATTAAATAATTCAAATATTTCAACGGTAGATTTAACAGGGTCTGAAATTATTATAAGAAAATCATATCAAATTCCATCAAGTTCATTTTCTTCGGGATCATATTCACAAATTTTAGAAACTGATCCAAATTTAACTTTATTGCCATTTGATGAAGAAGATTACAATTTAAGTTTTTCCAATGGAACTATTCCACCATTAAATAACCAAAAACTAACCGTAAGTGGGAGAACTGTATCAATTCAAGGTATTACACCAAATTCCAATTCTTCTACTTTGACGGTGACATTTAAAAAAATTAATGTTTCCTCCAGAAAAAAAATATACAATAGATGCTCTTCACTAATTATAAATAAAACTTCATCTGGAATAAACACTTCTACTAATGGTTTAACGAAAAGTGATATATATGGATTAAGAGTTGAAGATAAAGAAATATCATTAAATGTTCCAGATGTAGAAAGTATTATTGGGATATTTGAGTCATCCACATCGTCAGATCCAATTTTACCAAACATAACATTAACAAACTTAAATTCAAATATTTTAAATTTAATTAAAGGAGAAAGAATTGTCGGTAATGATAGCAATGCTGTAGCAGTGGTTGTTTCAAGCAATTCAACCAATGTAGTTGAGTTTGTCTACTTAAACGAAAATTCTTTTTACATTGGTGAAAACGTCATATTTGAAGAATCAAAGATATCTGGAAAAGTAGATTCCATTTTGACCGGTGATAAAAATATAAAAAATAATTATATCTTGGATGAAGGTCAAAAAGTGGAATACTTAGATTTTTCCAAAATAGTTAGAAAAAGTGAATTTTCTTCGCCAACAAAAAAACTTAAAATAATTTTTAACAACTATACAATAAATTCAACAGATGATGGAGATTTGGTTAGTGTAGATTCATACGATAAAGAAAGATATGGAAAAGATATTTCTTTTGTTGGTTCAAATAGTTTAAGTGATGTTATTGATTTGAGACCAAGAGTTGCTCCATATTCAGGTACATATTCACCGTTTGAATATGAATCAAGAAAATTTGAATCAATAAATTCTTCAAAAAATATATTCTCAAATAATAAAGATATTAATTTATCTTATGAGTATTATTTGCCAAGAATTGATAAATTATATTTAAATAAAGATGGTATATTTTTTATCAGCAAGGGAATTCCATCCATAGAGTCTAAAGAACCAAATTCTTTGGATTCATCTTTGGAAGTTGCAACGATTAGATTACCGGCATATTTGTATAGTACTACAGATGCAACTATCATATTATCTTCTCATAAAAGATATACTATGAGAGATGTTTCTAGATTAGAAGATAGAATAAAAAATATAGAATATTATACTTCATTATCTCTACTTGAATCTGATACTCAGAATCTTTCAATTCGTGATCCTCAAACAAAATTAGATAGATTTAAATGTGGTTTCTTTGTTGATAATTTTAGATCATATAATGGTGGTCAAATAAGAAGTAGAGATTACAAAGCAAGTATTGATACTGCAAATGGAATTTTAAGACCATCGCACTATACAACGTCAATTGATTTACTCATAGGATCCGAATCTGTTGTTGGATTGGGAACAATATCAAATCCAAACACAGACCTTCGTTTTGCAAATGATTTCGGATCACCAAATATAAAAAAAGTTGGCAGTCAGTTACTACTCAATTACTCTGAAGTGGAGTATGTAAAAAATATATTTGCTACAAGATCGGAAAATGTAAATCCTTTTCATGTTATAAATTGGATTGGATCTATTGAATTAAACCCATCTTCTGATAGTTGGATAGAAACAAGAAAAACAAAAAAAACAGTTGATATTGAGGGAAGTTATCAGCAATCAATGGAACAACTTGGAGTTGATAGTAATACTGGATTCTCTCCAATAGATTGGAATTCTTGGGAAACAAATTGGACTGGAGAAACTATATCCAATGGTCCAGAAATAGGGAGAATTAGTCAAGGAACAACTAATTTAGGAAACACTACTTTTGAT